ACAGTCAATAGAGTCATCATCAAGTTCTTCTGCTAACTCTATGCAATCGCCAATTCTTAGATCAATCATAGTAATATTATAGCATAAGTGTCAAGAGGAAACCTTTAAAAAAGGACCAACCAAGTCCCCTTGATTAATATTCATCTTAGCTGCTCTAAAATAAATATACATCAAAAATTTAGAAAATGCATTACCTTTTTGTTGAGCACTTAGAATAGATTTTATAGTTCTAAGATGTCTTAATTTATTTCTAAGTTTAGCTGAGAATGCATTCTTTGATGCTTTATAAAGAACTCTCACTTGTTTATCAGTCATGTTATCTATTTGTATAGCTTGCTTCATAAATTGTTCAGGAGTGCGTGATTCTCCCATGATCTGCAAAGTTCCCAAATCAAAAGAACTTTTAGATGCATTGTATATGCTTACAAAATAAGGAACCCAATACTTTTCATCTAACTTATCTGTTATCTTATCATCATATCCCTCACCACTATACTCTTTAATCAATTGTTTCATCAATGGCATTGGAACATTACCAGTTTGAGCATCTGCTGGTCCTCTTTTACCTTTATTACCCTTAACAACTAAATCTTTTACCTCAGCTTTTGAACTTTTACCTTGCATTCTCTGTTCTATCTGATAATTATATGGATATGCTCCAACTGTAAATTGAGCTTTAAAAAATAATGAATTACCTTTAAAATTTATCTTACCACCCCTATCAGATATTTCAAAATAACTATATGGTTTAGCTAAAAATTCTCCACCAGTGGCAGATATACCTTCTACTGGAACAGGAATTACATTAGTAGGTGTTACTTTTACTGGAGCATTTTTAGTTTGCTTCTTAAGAGAAATTGGAAAAAGAATATTACTTCCAACCAACTGAGAAAGATAAGCATTAAGAGTTCCCACAAAAATTTCAGGTGGTGTTGGTTCTTCAAATTGTTTTTGCAACTCTTTAACTCTATTCAAAATATTTTTTTCTTGATCACCATTAACAACAAACACATCTGCTGTATTCCAAGAATCTTTTTGACCACCAAAAACCTGTTTTTGAGCAGGAGTAAAAACATCCCATATCTCACCCATTATATAACTTACTTTATTATTATCTATGATACCACGAGCCCATCCTTCCTTTCCATCATACCAACCATACTTTAAGTTAGTGGCTTTTTCTAAAGCACCTTTTAAAGATGCAGCTTGATTTAAAAAAGTAACATACCAATCTTGTGGCATGTTAGGATAAACTTCAGTTAATGTAGTTTTTAATTCTATATCTTTATCTGGAGTTAGATCTGCATTTTTTTCAATGGCATAATAAGTTGTAATGATAGAACACTTTTCTTGTTCCTCCTTAAATACCTTAGCCATTATGAATACTTTTTAAGTATTTAGATGTCACCCTCCTTTCTGTTCTCTGACTTGAGCACATCAAACTCACCACCAGGATATCTCTTCTTCAACTTATCTACATTCAATACAAGTATCTCATCAAAGGAAGTGTCTAGTGCCATACATGCCTGTGCAATATACCAACAGATGTCACCCAACTCTCTCTTCATATGGAAGACATTATCTTCATTGTAAGGTTTACCCTGTAGTAAAATCTTCTTGACTATCTCAGTAAACTCACCTGACTCAGCAGTCAATCCAAGAGCAGCAGTCAGCAACTGAGGGACATTGCAATCATCTTCAAGTTCTAGATTATTCATTCTAGAAACTAGTGCTGGATAGTGTAGACTCTCATTACTTGTCACACCCTCAACAAACTGAAGATATTTTTGTGTATCAACTGGCATTAGAATTTAAACCCCTCAAAAGATTTCTTTACCTTTTCTTCCTTAGCATTATACTCCTCAGTGTCTTTACTGTCAACTATATCTGTTTGTGCAGATTGCTCACAATCATATAATCTCATCTTTGCCCTATCAATACCTATCACAAATCTTTTCCTGACAGTAGGATCATTATATCTATTCTTTAATTGCTTAACTAGTATCTGATTTAACCCTTCCAATTCCTCAGTAGATATGAGAGCGAACATAAGATCAGCAGTAGCAGGGAGTCCAAAGGATTCTGAAGTGTCAGTAAGCTCAACATCACTAGAGCCATAACCAGAACGAGTAGTTTGAGTAGCACTGACAATTGGTAGATTCGCCTCCACAGCCAATCCCCTAAGTTCTTCCGCAATCGCCTTAATGTAAGAGTACGAGTTGACATTACCATTTGCTCTATACCTTGAAGATGCACATATGTTTAAGTAATCTATGAATATTATATCAGGTCTAAATGATTTCTTCAATGCTAACTCATTTAACAATGACTTGAAGTGTCCACTATGAGCAGATGCTGTAGGGTATTCTTTTATAATTAATGTTCCCTGTGTTTTCTTAGCAAGATCCTCAACCTTATCATCAAATATTGGTTTAGGTAAATCTGTTATATCTTGTATATTGACATTAAGTAAGTTAGCATCAATCCTCTCCGCAATCTTCTCCTCTGCCATTTCAAGAGTGATGTAGAGGACGTTCTTTCCTTGGATAAGAGCACTGCTTGCCACATGGCACATAAATAAAGACTTTCCAACCCCTGTGCCAGCCAGAGCAATGTTGAGAGTTTTATTTGGTAAACCCCCTTTTGTAATCTTGTTAAAATATTCAAGATCAAAGGGGATGCGATCCTCTTTCTTGTGGTATGATTCAAACCTTTGCTCATAGTCCTGTAAGTAGTCATGTCCTATATGATTATCAAAAGACACAGCTAGGGCATCAGATAGAATAGAAGGAATAGCATCCCTTCCCTTAGTGTCATCCTTTCCATCTGCTAGTTGAATTGATTCCATCAATGCTAAGTATATAGCACGATCTCTACACCATTTCTCTGTAGAATCTATCAACCAATCTAATTCACCAACCTCATCCTCAAGAGATGTAATGATATCCACTATCTCTTTAAAGTTAGTGTCATTAATATCACTACGTTTTTCTACCTCAATAGAAAGTATTTCCTTAGTTGCTAACTTATTATACTGTTGAATAAAACTAGAAATTTCTTGGAATATAATCTTTTGATTTTGATCTTCAAAGTATTCATCCTTGATAAATGGAATTACCTTTCTAGCATACTCTTCATTGTATATTAAATTTCTGAGAATTATTAATTCAATTCTCTCCATAACTAAATTCCTTTTGTGCTATTTCATCAAGGGCTTGCATGACTTCGTCAGTAAAATACTCTGTTGGGTTTGCCAATATGTGCTTCCCATAGACCTTCTTTCCATTGATTTCATATCTTCCTGCAACATTCTTCCAGAGTCCCCCAACCTCACCCAATTCCAGTAGACCATAGTAACGGTCAAGACCACGACTATCATAAAAGAGACGTACTTCAACAGTTTTATTCTCCTTACTTAGACGTGATTTGTGAGTCTTTGCTTTGATAATGTTTCCAATGACTTCTTTACCATCCTTCTCTTTCTTCTTGCTGAGATATATGATTGTACTAGCTGCGTACTTGAGTCCACTGCCTCCTCCCATTTCTTTTGTAGGTATGTAAGATCCAATGACATCATAGGTATGGTTGGTAACTATTAAAGGAATGTTTGCTTGACCAAGTTTGAGGGTGAGCATTCTAAATGCACCTTTAACAAGTTGGGATTTGGTCATGTCCCTAACCTGTTTATCATCTAGTGCATCTTTAATCTCTTTCTCTGTGGAAAGCATACCTAAAGAGTCTAGCACAAACAAACAAGGTTTGCGTTCATCTGCGTCCTTCTTAAGATATATATCTACTGCCTTAAGTGCATTAGTTCTAAACTCTTCTATGGTTACTACATTGATAACAACTACTCTATCTAAGTCAATACCACGAGACCTAAGTAGTGACTTATTGACAGCAGCTTCAGTATCAAAATATAAACAATACCCGTCAGGATTACTGTCAAGGAAATTCTTAACCATAGCGAGAGAGAAAAAAGTTTTCCCTGTAGAACTTTCACCAGCAATAGCGGTAATCTTGTTACCAGATACACCACGAAAGATAGAACCTGATACAAGTCCATTAAAAATGAACGAACCTGTGTCCACATATTTTTCAGTGTCATCAATATCTGATGCCAATTGGGTGTACTCATTTCCTATCTCCTTTACAATGTCTTTTAAAAAATCCATATCAACCAAAGAATAATTCCAAATTAACAGTTTTCTCTACATTCCATCCAATGGCATCAAGAATAATCTTGAGTGGTTCTAAGAATGACTTCTCAAATTGTAGATCATAATCTATATACCTGTCAAGTCCAAGTTCTCTAGGGAAATCTTGAATAAATGATATAACATTTTCATGTATAACATTAGGTTTCTTAAGATAGCAAAACTTAATCTTCTCACCATTTTGTATGAGTGAATATTTATTAGTTAAGTTGTTCTTCTCTATGTAATGATTGAATAGAAGAGCACCTCTTGCATGTATGGGTGTGCCTTTTGTATAGATGGTGGATGATGCTTTATATTTTTTGACATCAGAAACTGTTCTAGGAAAAGCAATATCTTCTGGAGGAAGAGACTTGAATTTTTTTCTAGCATTATCAATAAACTTAATCACATCATCTTCTGTCCCACTCATCATAATCTTGAGACCATCCTTAATCATTTGTCTACATGGTGCAGGTGTGGATGACTTGACTGCTTCAATACCCATCATCTTCAGTTTAGGTTCATCATATCTGACACCCTCACTGTCCCATACATTCAGAATATATCTTTTCTTAGCAGTCCAGATACCCCTCTCAGCAATGTTCTCCCTCTTCATAAACATCTTCTGCTCATATGCATTTAGATACCTGGCCAACGCTTCATAAGCACCTTCAATAAAAGGTTCAAATTCATTTTCACACACCTTGTTAAGGAACCCAACAACGCCCTCATTAGTTTTCTCTCTTCCTTCGTATACACGCTCAACCAAAGGACCAAGATTGAGGTAGATGGAATCAGTATCTGAAGCAATAACATAGTCAACCTCATTTGTTTTTAATATCTTATTGATCTTTTCATTCATTTTATTCTCTATCCAGCGTATGGATACTTGTCCAGACAAAGTGATAGCTTCTGCATTGGCAAGTTTGTA